CGTGACGGGGCACTTGCGCCGTTAAATCTTTTATCAATTCGCCAGCAATAGAACGGCGCAAGTGCCCCGTCACGACTCCGTGACCTTTCACCAGTGGCTGTTTCACCCGCTGCTCAGTTACAAGAGCCATCCGCAAGATGCCCTTGTTGAGCGCGTCCCGTAATCGCTTGTCCGCTCCAATATCGAACAGCTTGCCCTTCATCTCTATTGTCATTCCGACGCTAGACATAAACTGCCAACTCCCGCCGGTTTCTGTAATGGTCGAGCCGTTTGAGGATTGCCCGTTCCTCCTGGGCCGGGGTACTCATCGCCATTTCACCCGAGCCAATAACAGTCGTTAACCCTGCGTCCCGGCTGCGCCAGTACGTGCGAGCAACGTCCAGAGAGGCCTGTGCAACATCGGCAGGGTACTTCCACCGGGAATAAGCCACGCCGCCGCTGTGCGTCGCTGCTGTCGTGCCGTTAACGCCACGTATGACTGTAAGGTTGTTCCCGGAAACCGCCGTCACGTACATCTGCTCGGAATCGACAACGACGGTATCGCCAACGTATGTCGTTGAACCGGACGCCACCGAAATCGCTGTTGCGCTGGTGCTGCCAACTGCGTCCATCGTTGATATGGAAGCCTTGTCGTTCTGCCAGCCCCAGGTTCCCAGAATCGTCAACGTCTGCTGCCCGGAATAAAGGCTGTCCGTCGTATCTTCTTCCAGCTTCAGGAGCGTCTTGGGTGACGAGTTGTACGGCTCCAATAAATAATCGTTTCCAATACCCTCGGTTAAAACCGTGTTCGCCGACCTTGCAGTGTCGTGATAGGCGGTCACTGTCGTCGCTGAAATAAGCCAGTCGTCGAGCGGAACTATTCCTGCGCCAGATAATTTCGACGACCAGTAATCAGGGAAGGAAATAGAATCTCTGGCTGCTGCCAGGGAATCGTCACGCAACGCCCCTTTTCCTAAGTCATAGGAACGGGTCGCTGTTCGTGCGCCGAACGACCGCCCGGCGTACTGGTCGATGCGTTGGGCAGCAGACTCCAGCACCCGGACGATTGGCGTTTCGTCTGTGTCCCAGTCCGTGACGTGATCTGTCCCGCTGAGATAACTTCGGAAGTCGTACACATTCGCATAATTGTGATAAGTCTGCGCCATCGTCTACTTGTCCTCGGTTGCCCCGACATTCTTTGACTGAATCTTCTTCGACGACCGCTTGGCTTTCACCTTCTTCAACGTCCGCTTGGCTTTCACCTTGCCGGGGAGCGCGAAATAATCGCTGTATTTTAAGTAACGAACAGCATCCATTTCGTAAGTTTCGCCAGGCGTGTATTCGTCGTCGCCTATTCTGCGACCCTCGATGCACTTCACTTTTACTTTTACTGCTCCCATTTCTTCACCTTTTACTGGCGACCCGCCCCGAAGGACGGGTCGCCCTGAAACTAGCTGCGAATGTCTTGGTCGCCTATGACTAGGACACCTTGCACCGCTGCTGCTGTTGCGTTCACCAGAACAGTTTTCACATGAGGCTTACCGTTAGGAATTTCAAAGTCAACTATTACAGTTGATCCTGAGTCCCCACCGGCTTCCGTCATCTGAGTGATTGCTGCGCCAGTAATGTCGGCATAACTACCGCCACTGGTTGCTGATGCCTGAACTTTGCAGTCAACAGTTCCAGAGGAAGCAATCACGCCTACCGTCACAACCAATGCTGCCTTTGAGTAACCCGTCAGGTCAATCGCCGAGGATGTAGTAGTCCCCGCCGACTTGCTAACCGGAGCAAGAGCAACATTGATTCCTATTCGATTTGAAAGTTGATTAAAGCGAGGCATGAAACTCCTACTGAATCTTGAAGATTCTGAACGCGTCTGCCAAGCCAACTCGACCGTCGTACCTGCTGCGTGCGAAGAAACCAACCTGGTCGTTCGCCACATAGATCGAGTCGTCACGCCGTACAGACATGCCGATCCGGTCTATGAAGTAGTAGTTCGAGAAGTCGCCAATGCAACCCACTTCTTCGTTCGTCGCAATCGCTGCTGCATCGTCCCAGCCAGTCCCGTCAAACAGGAGAGTTGGCTTGCCGAGCAAAGCCTCTGCGGGAGCAGATGTAAGCGAACCCTTCGAGGATGTAACGTCAAGAGTGTTTACCTGCTGCATGAAGCTGCTGGTCGTAGATACCGAAGCATTTGCCCGGAACTGTGCAGGAAGGTCGAAGTACCACGTCTGGATGTCGGCAATGGAAACAGCGGATGTTGAGTCCGTGTCCGTACCGTCAGTCGCCGTAGTCCTGAGTCCTTCTGCCTCACCGGAGCCATCACCCTCGATCAACTGCTGATCTTCGTAACGCCCCTGCGCCTCACCGAAAATCTGTGAAAGCAGGGCAGGAAGGTTGACCGCGGAATCTTCGAGAAGTTCGTTGGATACCTTCACCGTGCCACCAGCCTTGCGGATAGTGAACGTGACCTGCCCGACTGTCGGAGTGTTATCCCCGTAAGCCGCTTCTTCTGCAATCGCAGCCCAGGAGACTGAACCCATCGTCGGGAGGTAGCCATCTTTCAATGACGTCGTTATCACCGTGCAAGCAGGTCGGTGAACCCCGCCGGGAACCCCGGTGTTGTGAATGACCTGGGTGCGGAAATCTTCTGGAACGAAGTACCCACCCTCGTTGTCAGTCCCTTCTTGCATTGCCTTCAACTCGTCCGAACTGGCAAGCTGCCAGAATTTCTGAGCGTTTGGCGAACGATCACGGAACCACTTTGTCCACGTCTGGATGTAGAAATCCGCTTCCTCTTTGAGCGAATCCCCCATCTGGTCACGAACCCACTGCGGCTGCACAGCCGCTGGAATTCCCTTGACCCACAGCGCGGGCTTGTAGTCGTTGCGATACTTCGACCCGACATCCTCGGTGTCGAATATCTTTGCCTCTGCCGTCGTTACTGGAACTGAGTTAGTCGGCGTGTTCCAATCGCCCGAGAGAACTTTCAGGGAGTCGGACTCGTTCTGAATCGCCTCTGCCTTTGCCATCTTCTCAACAGCGTCCTGGCGTGCTTTGGTAGCAGCCTCAACGTCGCCAGATTCGACGGCCTCGGTAGCAGTAGCAAGAATCGAACGTGCCTCGTCCCGAAGTTCGTTAATCTTGTCCATCAAGATTCTCCATTTCGAGCTTAAGTTTCGTTAGTTCGATACTCTCCCGCAGCAATTCCTTCTCCGTGTCAGAGGCATCTTCAGTGACGGCGATTTCTTCTTCGTCGTCACCCTGCGCGTCTGAGGCAGCTTTGGAGTTGATAGTTTGAGTGTTCGGGCTTGCACCACGGAGAACCGGCGAGACTTCAACCCAGTCGAGGGAATCAATCACGCGGGCTTTTGTTCCGTCCGCAAGCGTTTCGATTTCGTCAGAGACTGACCGGAATCCCACCGACCATTCCCGCACGGAACCGAACTGCACATCTGCGAAGGCTTCCCGCCCTCGCTGCGTGTTCAAATTGAATTGCATGACCGCCTTCAACCGGCCTGTCGTCATACCTGTCTGCTCGTCTGTCCCTGTCGATACCGGAGCAGCGTCGATAACCTTGCCGACCGGAACGCTCTGGTCGTGGAACCAGGCAACGGTCTGTGTGCCATTTTGAATCGAATCGCCAAACGCATCGAAAGTGATAATCTCGTCGTCGTGGTCGAGCGCACCCATAGTATTGACGAACGCCTCCACGATGCCCTCTACCTCGTCTACCGTCGTTACTTCTGAAGTCTCGAATTTGCGGATTATATTTCCCGCCGTTATTACCTGTGTCATTCTGTCACTCCGTCGATAATCGCTGAATAAGCCCTGGTGCAATTCGGGTGGGCAATCGGGTTTTCCAACGCCCAGTCTATCGTCTGTGTCGTTCCGCTGAACGGAGCGCATAACTCGTCGTCATCGCCGTCCTGAACAATAACGTGCGCTACCCCTGCCGCTTTGTAGCGCGCCGCAGTCGCAGTGTTCTGAGCCGTTGCGACTTCTGTCCTTGCAATAGTTTTCGCCCGGTTCTTGTACGTTTCCCGCACAACTTTTCGGAGTCCTCTGTATTGATCTTTCGGCACTCCCCGCACGATCTGGTCGAGGCTATAACCCCGATTTGTCCCGAGTTGTATTTGCTCTCGTAAAGCAAAGCGGGAAACATCGTTGATCTTCGTTCCTGCGCCCCGAATAACATTCTGGAATATAGGCAACTCAGCATCGAACGGCATTTCACGGAATACGCCAGCCCCGTTGATAACATTCCAAGATTTACGGAAGGCATTGACCAGGACAGGACTCATGCGCCGTTTCAATTCATCATCCAACAGGTACGGTATTAAAGTGATCTCGTTGAACGGCATCTGTATCTTCTCGCCGTCCTTCGACTCGTTATCGTCCAGTGACAGGTAACGCCCCATGACGCCGTCCGCACGGTTCAACTGCTCCCGGAAGAACTTTTCCAGAACCCGCTCCATCGTTTCGGTTTCTTCCTCGTAAGATTCGGCAAGCGGGTCGAGTATCCGGTTCGCAGCAGCCTGGGTCAACGCCTTCTGCTCGCCCTTGATTTCTACCGCCTGTAAGCCACGCACAGCGAGCGTCGTGGGCAGGAAGCCCGTATGCTCCAACTCGTCACTGATACCCGCAGCAGATAACGCAGCGGCGGGCGTAAACCCGGCATTGATAAATTCTTTCGTGATCTGTGCCCTGACTAGCTGCCGCCCCACCAGCGCACCCTCGTCCTCTTGTAACGCTCGCACTTCTGAGAAATCGAACGCTATCCTGCCCTGCTCGCTCGGGAACTCCGGTAGCAGTAACTCACTGATAAATTGCTCGACCCGCCGATACATCGGCAGCAGGGTTTCTTCCCAGAAGGATTCCCGCGCCTCGCCGTAATTGGAATAGGTGCTGCGCTGTAATCCGACGTTCGCACCGACCAGGATTGCCGGGACACCTAACGCCGAGCAGATACGCGTTTCGGATAACGCTCGCAGGGACGGTATCTCCATATCCCCGATACCACTCCCCATCGTTTCGTAAGAAGCGTCCTCGTCGAGTATCGCTATTCGATGCCAGTTACGAGTGCCCTGAAAGTGGCCTCGCCAGGCAGCACGTAACTTTGAAGCCTCGTCCTGACTGGATAGCTTCCGACGCAGTTTGAGTATCCCGGACGGGACACCGGCGTTCGTGAAAAATGCCTTTGTAAACTTCGTTGCGTCCGAGTCGAGATTGACCTGCTTCGCCAGCACCTGCAACGGCGACAGGCCGTAATAATCGTTATTCGGGTTCGGGAATTTCAGATGCCCGATGTCCTCGGCTGGAATGATGTACCGCGCGCCGTTGATGTCGTACTGGTAGCCCCGGCCTGGTAGCACCTCGATTCGATCAGGGCGCAAGAGCAGCAGCGATACGATACCGACACGCGCACGCTCTTTCAGCACGTAAGCGTTCCCGGCGATGTGTAAATGCGTTATGAGGTTTTCGAGGAATTCGTATTGCGTAAGTCCCGGAGCAGGGCGGTCAATTAGATTCGACACCGGCGACGTTTCTAATACCTCGCCGTCCCGGTCGTAATAGCGAAGGAACGCCTCCGACGAGGACGTTGCGATCTCCCGGATACATGCAAAGACCAGTTCGTTTCCTGCATAGCCTTCCCGTGCGAAATTGGAATAACTGGCGTCAGGAAACGCCGTTCCAGTCTGCGTTGTCGCGTTCAGAACCGACGCGACAACTACGTCGTTCGGTTCAGCTTTTCGTGACGGGATAAGCCTATCGAGAAAACTCAAAGCCAGACTCCGATTCCGGGTTTCCTGTCCTGGTGGTAAACAGCGAGAGCGAGCGCGCAAACGCCGTCGTCGTGAAGCCCGACAGGTGCGGAATATTGTGCGCCGGTTCGCGTGTATACATATTCAAAACTTAGCAGTTCGTTGAATAACTGCCCTTCGGGGAATGAGGTCTGCCGCTGCTGTATAGCGACCGACAGCCGTTCCATTAGCTGCTGCTTGGAACTGCTGGTGAACTTGAATCCCTCGAAATTGCTACCGGCTCTAGCGAGGAACTCAATTATCGCATCGCCGACCCCCGTACTGTCAACCAGCGCGGGAATCTCACCAGTATGTTTGACAATACGTTTGAGGGTTTCTTCCCACGGCGATTGCCACCGCTCGGAGCGGCAGACTGCACCCCGGTCGTCGAGCGCAACGCCCCATGTCCAGTCAACTGATTTCGCCAAGTCCCAGCCCCATACGACCGGCTCCCTGTTCGACAGCGGCGCAACGCAGCTATATATCGCATCAATGCCGAACGGGTTGCCCTGGTCGTCGCTCGGCTCTGCCAGGTACAGTTCCTTGAATACCTGGTCGGGAAGGTCGCGCTTGGCTTCCCGAACTTCCTCGTCCTGCAACACGCCGCCAGCAATGGCGTCGGCTGCGGTGATCTTGCTGTATTTCCAGCCGGGAACACCCGACTCGGCCTTGCGTGCCAGCCGGTACGCCCAGTTTTTGCGGCCCTTGACGTTACCGATTATCCGAATCTTGCCACGGGTCGCTGTCAGCGTCGTACGGATAGCGTGCCAAACTTCTTCCTTGCAGCGGGTAGCCTCGTCAATGACCGCAGCGTAAACGTCCTCACCGTACAGGCTGTCAGACT